TATTTTGGTCGGTGTCTCAAGCATCCTACGATGCACAGGGTAGACAAGAGGTTGACTTTAGTATGCTAGAAAATAGTAGGACAGGAAAAGCTGCCGAAGCTGACATTATCATAGGTATAGGAAAGAACTTTGGTGAAGAAGAAGATTATATCAGACATCTTTGTATATCTAAAAATAAACTTAACGGGTGGCATGGGACAGTGACATGCTCCATTGATATATACAGGGCAAGATACGAGTTATGATATTAAAAGCTGATGGATTTGATGGTGCGATATTAGGCTTAGGCCGAAGATGTTCACAACCTGACCTATTAGTTTACGATGTTGATAAATGTATAGACATACTTATGAAAGATGGAATGACAGATGAAGAGGCTATGGAGTATTTTGAGTTTAATGTTGTTGGTGCGTGGATGGGTGCAGGAACACCTATCTTTTTGTACAGGGGGGTAGAGGATGAAATTTAATTATAAAATAACTCATGTTGATTATGTAGACTCTACAATATCCATTAGATATTGGTGTGAGGGCATGTCCGTTTACAATGGTTTTTCAGAAAAACTGGATTTTGATATTGAAAGAATTAAAAATATAACAGAAGAGGAATTTGACAAAAGGGTATATAATTATGTTAAAGTTAAATTTCATGATCTCTTATCCAAATACGAAAATTACAAAAGTGGCAAATATGACATTATAGAAAGTGTAGCAAAATCTGCGAGATCAATAGATGTCCTGTAAAGAACAATATGAAATAAGAAAACCTTTGTTGTTAGGTAGACAGATACGTAATAACTTTATTATACAGGAGAAATTACATAAAGATGTTATGGCGGAACTGCGACAAATTGCAAAGTTTTATAAAATTAAACAAATTAAAGATTTAATACACATTAAAAAAATATTTTATAGTCATTCTGTATTTATTGTTGACGAAAAAAAGTTTGATTCTTTTACATATTCTGATGAAAATTATAATCATTTTAAATTCGTAAAAGGAAAACTTACAGATTATTATGAAGAAACGGCACCTAGTGTTTTTAATGATAATTTATCATGGGAGCAGTATGTTCCAAAAACGGGTAAACTAGAACACATTTATTCTTATAGGCATCCTAGAGAAATTAAATACGACATAAACGGTGAGGAGATTGGTTCTTTACTTCTTGGAATCCCTCCTGTAGTAGCTAATTTAAAAGATAAAATTATTTCTTCTGGACTTTCTTTAGAAGATTTTATACCATTTGCTTGGGGTTATAAAAATTATGGTATGGCCGTAGAGTTTCATCCGAGAGAAACTTTTTTTAGTTTAGGTACTTGGGGTGGAGAGGATATGGCCATGGTGTGGGTACCATGATAATAACAAAATATTGTGCGGGTGTAATGGCAGTAACTGTTCTTGACATAGAAACAACATTTAAAAAGGACAACGATGGTAAACTAGATGTTGATCCCTATACAGGAAACATGTTAGTATCTGTTGGGTATGACACTATAGATTCCGAATCAGGTTACCTTTGTTTTACACACACAGAAAAAGAACCTACAGAGAATGGCTTTGCTACACTGCAGAAAGTTTTAGATGATACCGATATATTAGTAGGACACAATATTAAGTTTGATCTTAAGTGGTTACTTGCTTGTAACTTTACCTATACAGGCAAACTATATGACACTATGATAGCTGAGTATGTTATACATGGTGGTGATAAAGTTGCGTTGTCTCTTGCCGAATCGGTAAAACGATATGATCTTGATGAAAAACGTACAGATTTAACAGAGCAGTACATGAAAGACGGTGTGTCATTTGACAAAATTCCGTGGGACATTGTAGAGGAATATGGAAGAGCAGATGTAGAGGTAACAAAACAGTTGTACCTTGCACAACAAAAAGATGTTTCCAATGGCCTTGCACCTACCGTTAGTCTAATGAATGAGATGTGTCAAATTCTTACCGAAATGGAAAATACTGGCATGAAAGTTAGTGTAGATGCTTTGACAAATATTAGAGAACAATATCGTAATGAATACAATGAGTTACACGAGTTTCTTGATGAAGAAGTTAAGCGTACAATGGGTGATACCCCTATAAATTTAGACAGTCCAGAGGATAGATCTAAAGTCCTGTACAGCAGAGCAGTGACAGATAAGAAATTGTGGGCGAGTACATTTAATTTAGGTTATGAACAATATGGTAGCACCAAGAGAAAGAAACGAGTGAGAAAATACAAGCAAGATGATTTTGTCAGAAAGGTAAGAACATATACTACTGTTGTACCCCATACAGAATCACACCAATGTTCTTCCTGTAAAGGTAGGGGGTATTTTAACCCACTAAAGAAAGACGGTACAGTTGGCAAAGCTAAAAGAATTTGTAAAACGTGTGGGGCGGAAGGGGTTGTATTTAAATCTACAGGAACAGTTGCCGGATTTAAGTTGGTGCCAAGAGATGCCTATGATGTGAGCACACATGGATTTAAAACGGATAGGCCTACATTAGAAGTATTGGCTATGTCTGCTAACGATGAACAGAAAAAATTTATTAGTTCTTATATAAAGTATAATGCTATAGGTACATACTTAAGAACATTTGTTGACGGTATAGAAAAAGGATTGGATGACAAAGGTTTTATTCATCCACACTACATGCAGTGCGTTACTGCTACAGGAAGATTATCTTCTCGTAACCCTAACTTTCAAAACATGCCGAGAGGTACAACCTTTCCTGTACGGGAGTGTGTTGTATCACGTTGGGACAATGGGAAAATACTTGAAGGTGATTACAGTCAATTAGAATTTAGAGTTGCAGGGTTTCTTGCAAAAGACGAGCAGGTGTATGCTGATGTACAGAAAGGTTTTGATGTGCACAGCTTCTCTGCTAAAACATTAGGTGTTTCTAGACAGGAAGCAAAAGCACACACATTTAAACCATTATACGGAGGTACATATGGAACAGAAAAAGAAGTTGAATACTACGACCTTTTCAAGGCCAGATATTCAGCTGTTGCTAGATGGCATGTCGCTTTACAAAATGAAGCCATCCAAACGAAGAAGATCACCCTTCCTTCTGGTAGGGTTTATCATTTTCCTCATGTTCGTAGGAACTTTCATGGGGGTTCTACTCACGCTACCGCCATAAAAAACTATCCTGTACAAGGATTTGCTACTGCAGATCTGTTACCACTTGCCCTTATAAATTTAAGAAAAATTTTATTTGACAAGGGTATGCAGTCTGTAGTATGTAATACCGTACATGATTCAATTGTCCTTGACGTGTTTCCTGAAGAGGAGAAAGAGGTGATTGATATTTTGGCTGAGTCCATGTTGAGTATAAAGTCTGAGGCTAAGAAGAGATACAATATTGATTACGACATGCCTATTGGTATTGAATTGAAGATTGGTAAAGATTGGCTTAACATGGAGGAAGTCTTAACACTCTAAACTAGAGGAGAAAAGTATGATGTCTAATGACGTTGTAACAAAAGAAGCAAGTGTGGTACCTTCACTAAAAAATATGTCAGTGGAAGAAATTGCTGCACTTACTGGACAAGAGGTTAGTGGTTCCGAAAATAATCAGGGGCTACCTCGTCTTGCTATTAACCACAGTGAAGAGGACAGCGAGGGCCGAACTATCTCTCGTGGTAAGTTTGCTTTAAAACTACCAAGTCTTGTTACTGCCTATGCTAAGGAAGCACATGTTAGAATCTTCTATCGTTTGTATACCTATAGCAGATGGGATGCAGATCAAAATACTTTTGGTTGTCAAACAATACAAGCACCGACTTTAAGTGCTGACTTTTATGACACAGAAGGTAACATGCGTTGTGGTAGATTGACTAAAGATCAAGCAGATGCTTTACCAAAAGACAGTCCTGAGATGGCATTACACAAAAGTGTGAAATGTAATCAAGTTCTGTATAATACAGTACAGCTCGTTGATCCTGTAGATGCTGAAGGAAATAAAGTGGACATGCCAGAAGAAATACCTTCTGTATGGTATGTTCGTGGATCAAGTTTTCTGCCGATAAGTGACCATATAAAAATGATTGCTAGACAAAAGCAAATCATGTGTACTGTGGTAAACAAAGTAACTACGTTGAGAAAGAAAATGGGAGGTGCATCTTATTACGTTCCTACTATGTCTGTTCTTAAGTCAGTAGATATAAAAGAAGGTGATCAAGAATTGATGACCAAGTTCTTTGAAACGAAAGAAGCTATCAACAATAAGACGATGGCACAGTGGAGGGAGCAAAAAGAAAAGAATGCCAAACTTGGAGACTTGTCTGACTTTGGTGATACTCTTGAAGCTACAGGATAAGACTTTTGTTTAATCCTATTCTTATGAAAGTACAGGGATTACTAGATCGTGCCACTAAAGAAGGTATT